ACAAAATTAGTAGATGAAGGATTTGATGGTCAAATCACAATTATTGATATGGGTTTAGATCCATATAGAAGACCAGCAGCAGATGTAATGAGAGGCTTTTTAGGAGCAGGTGGTTGGTCAGATGGTAAATTAACTTACCACACATCCATAGGAGGTCAATTATCAAAATACTGTGGAGAAGAAAAAGCAATGGAATTATTTGATCAAGTAATTGATAATTTTAAAAGATTCCACCCTAACCCATCAGAAGTACAATGTTCAAACCCAGTAGCAGAACCAGATTTTATTAAACCATATTTTGGTTTACGATTATTTCCAGTATGGCACGTTGGTACAGATTATTTACATGAAATTGGCAAGAATTGGTATGATTATTTAGTAGATAAAGGTGTAAAATTTTTATGGGAAACTAAAGTAGAAGATATTGATTTTGATAAAAATATAGTGTTATATGATGGTGGTTGGGAAGATTATGATACACTTATTTTTGGTGTAGGTAAATCAGGAATTGATTTTGGTAAAAAATTAGCAGAAGAATACGAACTACCCACAGAACCTAAATCAGTACAAATTGGAGTACGTTTTGAAGCACCACAAAAACACTTTCAAAAATTAATTGATGTATCTTATGACTTTAAATTATACAGAAAATTTGAAGATAAAGGTGTATCATTAAGATCATTTTGTACAAACAATAATGCTGCTTATGTAGCTGCTGAACACACTTATGGTGATGTTAGTTACAATGGTCATGCTAAAAAAGACGAAGCATATAGAAATGATATGACTAATTTTGGTATATTAATGGAAATTAAAGGCATTGATAAACCATTTGATTGGTCAAGAGAAGCAGTAGAAAAATTACAACATGAAGGTGTAGGAATGTTTTATTCACCATCACAAAGAGTTCCATCTAAAACATCAGAAGGAGATTATGTAGAAACACACGTTGTAAACAGTATGGATCCATTGTGGGATGCAATTGGTGAGTATGCTTCATACATTCACGATTTTATAGATGACATGGAAACAGTATTCCCAACATTAGGTAAAGATTGGGGTATTTACATGCCTGAAGTAAAATATTTATCACCAGAACCATTAGTTAACTACAAAGATTTAAGTCTTACTAGGTTTCCTAATGTACATTTTGTAGGTGATGCATTGTCAGCAAGAGGTATTACAGTATCAGGAGCTCAAGGTACATTAGTTGCAGAGCAGATATTAACACTAGATGATGATATAAATGATTTTTTAGAATGGGCGGATAAACCAGGATCTTGGTCTGAAGAAGATGATAAAATTCACACTGTAGGGGGTTTAACTAATGATAAAGAAGGATCATTTATGAAATTTCAAAATAAAATTAATAAAACAGATGATGAATATCCAGATTTTCACGAACACGATATAGTATAAATTATGAATAAACAACAGATAGAAGCTGAAAAAGCAAAACAAAAAGCAATAGAAAAAATACAACGATCTCTTAATCCAAAAACAAAAATAAGAAATGTTTTTAAGATTGAGGAAGATGGAACAAAAACAAAAGCAAGAGTTTTAGACACGGGTGATAGAGCAGTATTTCATTGTGAAGAAGGTCCTGCTTTAACTAATAAAGAACAAAGAAGAAAAGAATATTATTTAAATGGTATTGAATATACTTTTGATGATTGGAATGAAATAATGAAAGGTAAAGAAGGTTTACCTTGGTATAAAAAACCAGCTCCAAAAGGACACACTTATAGAAATTAAGATATGAAGATAGGATTTTGTGGTACAATGAGTGTAGGAAAAACTACACTAGTAAATGAATTAGCCAAATTACCTGAATTTAAGGATTATACTTTCAGAACAGAACGCTCAAAGTATCTTATGGAGATGGGTATACCTTTAAATACAGATTCAACTTTAAAAGGTCAATTAGTATTTGCAGCTGAACGAGCAAGTGAATTAATGCAAGAAAATATCATTACTGATAGAACAGTAGTTGATGTTATGGCATTTGCTGATTTATCTAAATCTATAGACTCAGCTCATAAACACTATTTAAATGCTACTTTATATTATTTAATAAAAGAGTATGATATTTTATTTTATGTGTCTCCTGAAGGTGTAGAAATTGAAGATAATGGTGTTAGAGAAACAGATGCTGAATATAGAATGGCTATTGATAATAAAATAAAATCAATTACACAAATGTTTAGGGGTGATACTATTACTATTAAGGGCACAACAGAAGAACGTATAGAGCAAGTTAAAAACGCTGTAGCTCAATACGTATAACCATATGGCTAACACTAATATAAAACAAATCATAAAGCAAGAGTACGTTAAATGTGCTAAGGACCCAGTCTACTTTATGAGAAAATATTGTTACATTCAACACCCAACCAGAGGTCGTGTTCAATTTAACCTTTATCCCTTTCAAGAAGCTACATTAAAATTACTTCAAAAGAACGATAGAAGTATTATTTTAAAGTCTAGACAGTTAGGTATTTCGACATTATCCGCAGGTATAGCATTGTGGATGATGGTTTTTCAAAGAGATAAAGCTATATTAGTTGTTGCAACTAAACAAGACACAGCAAAAAACTTGGTAACAAAGGTAAAATTTATGTATGATAATTTACCTTCCTGGTTACAAATTGGATTTGTTGAAAAAAATAAATTAGCACTACGGCTAAAAAATGGTTCTCAAATTAAAGCAGTATCAGCAGCAAGTGATGCTGGTAGATCAGAAGCAATTTCTTTATTGATTATTGATGAGGCTGCCTTTATTGAAGAAAACAGAATTGAAGACATTTGGGGTTCGTCACAACAAACACTATCAACAGGTGGTAGAGCAATTGTATTATCTACACCAAATGGTACAGGTAACTTTTTTCATAGAATGTGGGTTAAAGCTCAAGAAAATCAAAATGGTTTTACACCTATAAAATTACCTTGGACAGTACACCCAGAAAGAAACCAAACATGGAGAGACCAACAAGACGCTGAATTAGGAACTAGAATGGCAGCACAAGAATGTGATTGTGATTTTTCTACTTCTGGTAATACAGTATTTGATGTTGATCTTTTGTCTTACTATGAAAAAACATTTATATGTGAACCTGTAGAAAAAAGAGGTATAGAAGGTAATTTACATATTTGGGAATATCCAGATTACACAAGAAAATATCTAATTGTAGCCGATGTAGCTAGAGGAGACAGTAAAGATTATTCTGCTTTTCATATTATTGACATAGAAGAAGCTAAACAAATTGGTGAATTTAAAGGCCAAATTGGTACAAAAGAATATGGTCATATGTTAGTAGCAATAGCTACTGAATATAATAATGCATTACTTGTAATTGAAAATGCTAACATAGGATGGAATACAATTCAAATTGTAATTGATAAAGGATACCAAAACTTATATTATTCACCTAAAGGAGACGCAGCAACAAGCGCAGAAGCATTTTTAGCTAAAGGATATGATGTAACTGACTCATCAAAAATGGTTCCTGGTTTTACAATGAGTATGAAAACAAGACCTTTAACTATAGGTAAGTTAGATGCTTACATGAGAGAAAAGTCAGTAATAATCCAAGGACAAAGAACAATGGAAGAACTCCGTACTTTTATTTGGAAAAATGGAAGAGCAGAAGCCCAAACAGGATATAATGATGATTTAGTTATGTCTTTAGCAACTGGGTGTTATGTAAGAGATACAGCATTAAAATTTGCTCAGCAAGGAATAGATTTAACAAGAGCTACATTAAGAAATTTAGGAAAAAGCTCACCAGGTGTATACACAGGTGGGGTAAGTAAAAAAGACGCAGGTTGGACCCAAGATATGGGAGACTTTGGACAGCAAGATTTGACTTGGCTTCTTTAACATATTTATAACAAACAAAAAAGAATGGCAGATACTAGTTTATTTTCAAGATTACAACGTTTATTTTCAAGTGATGTAATTATAAGAAACATAGGAGGAAAAAGACTCAAAGTAATGGATACTGCTAGAATCCAAAAATATGGAAATCTAGCTACAAATTCATTATATGATAGATTTACACGTTTACATAAACCTGTAGGATCATCATTACAATATAATCCAACACTGAATTATCAGTCAATGAGACTACAGCTTTATAGTGATTATGAAGCTATGGATCATGATCCAATTATTGCAGCTGCACTTGATATTATG